TTTTTAAGAAAGTCTCTAGGAAAGGATTATTTTTAATCCATTAAGTTAAACCCGTCATTGAACCCTTTTTTTTGCTCGGTTCATCTATCGGTTAGGATGCCAGGTTTTCATCCTGGAAAGAGGGGTTCGACTCCCCTACCGAGTACTATTGGACCCTTAGCTCAGCTGGTCAGAGCGTCAGACTCATAATCTGGGGGTCGTAGGTTCAAGCCCTACAGGGTCCACAATATTTATTAACATGATAACATTATCATCTTTGTTACCAGAAGCTGCTAGAGTTTCTAATCCAAAAGATCCGTTGTGGAATGTTTATCGCATACACGCTAATGATTTAGACATGAATGGATACACAGTAGGTATCCTTCCTATATCACAAGTATTAGGTTCACTTATTGCTAAAGTTATTAATCTTAAAAAAAGTGGTGAAGTCGTTCCAACAACAAATACTACTAATGATGGTTACATGTATAGATACATTTTAAAGTTATCTGATGAATTAGCAAACAATAACCAAGAAATACAAAAGTTTTTTACTGTTACTAAATTAACACCCAATCCTATTCCTAAAGCAGAAGCAGAAAAAATAAAACGTGACACAGCTAAAGCTGACACAAGTTCATTTAAAAACAAAGGAGCATCAACAGCGGCTAAATCTACTTCTCAAAGTGTTCCGGTCATGCCAGGTAAAGTTAAAGTAAAAGATTTACGTAGTTTAGCAAATGAATTATTTTCTAACGATAACTTACAGTATTATGAAGAAGATGGTACTATAATGTTTGACCAAAATGCTTTTAAGTCGTTAATGGCTTCTAGTTTACCAGACTCACTTAAAGCTGATTTCGACTCAGTTAACCGTGATAAAAATAATACTAAAGATCCATTAACAGGAGAAATAATTCCATATGGAAATAAAATAATTCCACCAACTTCTAAAATATACAAAACATTATTTACATTTAAAGACGCTTTTAAACCATGATAAATAACTTTGATTTAAAAAAATTCTTAGTAGAAAATAAAGTAACTTTAAATTCTCGTTTAAGTGAAGAAGAAGACTTTGAAGACTTTACTACAACTGCATCTCCAGAATGGAATGTAACATTCCTAAAGAAAGGAGATCCAATAACAAGAGACATGTGTTTAGATAATATTCCTATACATGATAGTCAATTTCCAGTTACAATTAAAGGATTTAGTAAAAACGCGGTTTTAATTCAAACCCCACCTACATATTCTCCTTCTGAAAAACAAGAATGGGTTGGATATGATCGTTTAAACAAATTACTTAAACCTGAGTTTCGTGTAAGATATAAATTTAAGTAAAAAATAAAGAAGCTTGGTTTATCAAGCTTTTTTTGTTATACTATAAAAAAATAAGGTTATGAAGCTCACAAAAGAAAACGACATTAGAGAACAAAAAGTAGACATTAAAAATAAATACTGTTATTTTTCTACTTCAACATCAATTCTTCCCCAAAAATATTTAGATTTTATTAACAGTGCTACGGCAATTTGTCCTAAACTTGTGTTAACAGGACAACTTTCATTTCACCTTTTGGGAATCGAAAATTATGACTTCCACACAAGAAAACCTGATTTAGACTTTGCCTTAACTGAACCTCTAACTTTAGAAGATCTTGATTTTTTAAAAGGATTCTTTGATTTAAAAATACTAGACAGAAATGGATACATTACAGACGACAGTAATGTTACTTTATTGAAAGGTAAATTAATTAGTTTTATTTACAAACAAGCTACACCCGATGAAATCATTATAGACATTTTTACAGAACAAGTTACTGATAATTTAGTTAATTTAATACCTGTCATTACAGTGTCTAGTGAGGACCCACATGTTATTTATATTCAACATCCTAAAATTGCTATTTCACATAAAGCATTGTATGCTTTTACAGAAAATTACCATAAAAAGAATAAACACAAAGATGATTTAATTGACTTACTTTGTAAAAATTATGGAGTGTTTACTAAAAAAATGGATTTTACGTCTTCTTTAAGAAGTAATTATCTTTATTTTTTAGAAGCCAAAAATGCAGGAAAACCTGTAGGCCTCGATTTTAAATTACCTTTTTAAATTAAAACTACATGACAAAAAAACACACGTTATTCGTTGAAAAGTACAGACCTTCAACCTTAGAAGGCTATTTAGGAAATGAATCGTTCATTCAAGATTTAGATGAATGGATCAAAAATCAAGACTTTCCTAATTTATTGTTACATGGAGGACCAGGTACAGGTAAAACAACTGCAGCTAAACTAATTATTAATAGTATTGATTGTGATTACTTGTATTTAAATTGCAGTGATGAAAATGGAATTGATGCTATTAGAGATAAAGTAAGACAATTTGCTTCAGCTGCTACCTTTAAAAAGTTAAAAGTTGTTATTTTAGATGAAGCTGACTTTTTGACGTTGAATGCTCAAGCAGCATTACGTAACATTATTGAAACCTTCAGTTTACATACTCGTTTTATCTTCACGTGTAATTTCGTAGAAAGAATTATTTCACCACTCCAGTCGAGACTAGCAAGTTATGCGCTAATATCGCCTACTCCTCGCCAAGTATACGATAGAATGGTGGCTATCTTACAAGAGGAAAATGTTGTATTTGTAGATAAAGAATTAGCACATATTGTTAAAACCTTTTATCCAGACATTCGCAAAGTATTGAACAATGTTCAAGCATGTATTAGAGACTCAAAGTTAAGCATTGAAGGTAAAAGTTTTACAAAGTCAAATTATGTTAAAGAAATTGTTGACTTAGTATTCAACAAAAACAAAGACTCATTTCAAAAAGTAAGACAAATTGTAGCAGACAATGGTACTAAAGACTTTACTGAAATTTATAGAGCTTTATATGATGCTACTTCTAGTGCTCAACAAATAATTATTATCGCTGAAGGCATACATAATAGTGTAAATTCACCTGATCGTGAAATTACATTTATGTCCACTATCAGTAAACTATTGTAAAATTTTATATCAAATAATATGAATACCCCTAAATTAAACGTATCGCTAGACAAAACAGTTCCTATTATGTGTGAAAAATGTGAAAACCAAACATTTTCAGAAGCTGTTATTTTAAGAAAAGTAAGTAGATTTTTGACAGGACAATCGGTAGATGGTTTAGTTCCAATTCCTATTTTTTGTTGTACAAGTTGTGGACATGTAAACGATGAGTTTATGCCAGCTGAATTAAGAAAAACAAATGACTCCGTTTGATTGGGTAAAACAAATCACAGTTGAAAAACGTGAATGGAATAGTTTTACTGAAGAAGAACAAAGTAATTTCAATCCATTCATTATAAATAAAGCACTTAGTTTCAATAAAGACTACATTCAAGTTGTTGAAATGGCTATGGTATATCCAATGCCTCCTCAAAAACTATATGAATTTTACAGAGACGTCATTCCTACAAAACCAATTTGGAGTAAGTGGGTAAAAGGTCAAGTAAATTTTGATGAAGAAGAGTTAAAATTCATTAGTGAATACTTTGAATGTAGCCAACGGGAATCAAAAGACATAGTAAATCTTTTGGATTCTCAAGTTAAAGATGTTATACTATTAGAAGTTAAAGGTTTGAAAGATGACAAAAAGAAGCGACGTGTACAACGTAACAATAGAAAAGAGTAATAGCCAAAGTGAAAAACCTAAAGTAGATAGTGTTGTTCAAACTATCGTTGAGAGATTTGAATCAAGAGCGGCTTTTGGAAGACAAAAATACGGTACTGATTTAGACAGAACTGATCTAAGTGTATTAGATTGGATTCAACACATTCAAGATGAGTTACATGACGGTATTCTTTATTTAGAAAAATTAAAACAGGTTTTGAATGGCAAAGTGGAAGAACCCAATAAGTAAAATCAAGTTGCATGAAGTTAATTATGCAACTGATAAAACTGTATCATACAGCCAATATGCTACTTGGAGAGCTTGTAATTATCAATGGTACTTAGCATATGCGCAAAATAATGCTGTTTATAGCCAAAGCATTCATACTGTATTTGGTACTGCCATCCATAATACTCTTCAGTATTACATTGATTACATATTCAACATTTCTGGTAAAAAAGCTGATGAGATTGATTTGGAAAGTTATTTCAAAACTCAACTTACGGAAGAATACAAAAAGGGACTTATTCAAAATAAAAACCAACAATACTCCACACCAGACGAACTAAGAGAGTTTTACGAAGATGGTTGTGAAATTATTAAAGCATTTAAAAAAGACAGAATAAAGTGGTTTGGTTTAAGAGGTTGGAGATTAATTGGATGTGAAGTTCCTATTATTTACCCAATAGCTGAAAAAAGTAACTTATTCATGAAAGGTTACATTGATCTTGTTTTATATGATGAAAAATACGATCGATATTACATTTATGACATTAAAACCAGTACTAGAGGTTGGGGTGATAAAGAAAAGAAAAACCAAACTAAAATGCAACAAATTCTACTCTATAAAAAGTTTTATAGTGAATTGTATGGAGTAGATAAAGATAAGATTCATGTTGAGTTTATTGTGGTAAAACGAAAAGTTTGGGACAGTCCTGATTTTATTGTTCCTAGAACTCAAACAGTAACACCAGCAAGTGGTAAAACTAAAATGAAACAAGCTGAAAATGATTTTCAACAGTTTCTAAATGAATGTTTTACAAATGATGGAAAATATATTTTTGATAAAGAGTATCCTATGAACATAAGTAAAGACACTTGTACTTGGTGTCCTTTTAGTACTAATGGACTTTGCAACAAAGGAGAAAAAAAAGTTACATTCTTTGCATAGAGACATAAATACGGATATATTTATTATTAAACAAAATAATAAAATTTATGGCAACACCAGCAAAAGACAAAACACTTACTAGTTTAAAACTAGAACCCCAAGAATTTGATGATTTCAAAGTTATGTGTGTAAGAACAAAATTTTCTTTATCTAAATTAGTCGATCGTGCAATGCATTTGTATAATAATGACGAGAGCTTTAGAAAATTAATGCACAGTTATAAACACGAAGTTACCGGTTCCGCAATTTAATTAAATGAAAACAAGTTATATTCCAAAAGACAAACGTAAAAAGATTTTACTGTTAGGTGATGATCTTAGAATGCATAGTGGTGTAGCTACTATGTTACGAGAAATCGTTACAAAAACATCAAACCATTTTAACTGGATCCAATTAGCAGGAGCTATTAATCATCCTGAACAAGGAAAAAAGTTTGACTTAAGTCAAGCAACAAGAGACCAATTTGGCATTGAAGATGCTGATATTTCTCTTATTCCTATCAATGGTTATGGCAGCCCTCAGTTGATTAGAGACATGATTAAGATTGAAAAACCAGATGTTTTAATGATGATGACAGATCCACGTTATTATGTTTGGTTGTTTCAAATTGAAAATGAAGTAAGAAAACACATTCCTATTGTTTACTTAAACATTTGGGATGATTATCCTGCACCTCTTTACAATGAAGACTTTTACAGATCTTGTGATGGTTTTGCAGCAATTAGTAAACAAACTAAAAACATTAATAGAATCGTTTTAGGAGATGATGCTAAAAATAAAGTAATTAAATATGTTCCTCACGGAATTGATCATGGAATATTTAGACCTTTAACTGAATCAGATCCAGATTGGTCAAACTTCCAATCTTATAAAAAACGAGTTTTTGGAGATAAAGAATATGACTTTGTTTGGTATTATAATGCTCGCAATATTCGTCGTAAACAAACTTCTGACATGTTTGCAGCTTGGAATCAGTTCTGTGAAACAATAGGTCCTGAAAAAAGTAAAAAATGTTGTTTCTTACTTCATACTCAGATTTCTGATGAAAATGGAACCAATTTAGGAGCTGTTAAAGATTTGTTGATTGATGAAGAAAAACATGGAGATATTGTTTTTTGGGACAGTATAGTTTCTCCTCAAGAAATGAATTTCTTATACAACATGTCTGATTTGACTAGTTTATTGTCTTCAAATGAAGGTTGGGGATTGTCACTTACTGAAGCTATGATGTGTGGTAAGATGATTATGGCTACAGTAACTGGTGGAATGCAAGATCAAATGAGATTTACAGATGAAGATGGAAATTGGATTGAATTTAATGACAATTTCTGTTCAAATCATTTTGGAACTTATAAAACACATGGTGAATGGGCAATTCCATTATATCCAGCTTGTATGAGTATTCAAGGTAGTGTTCCTACTCCTTATATTTTTGATGATCGTTGTGATTTTAGAGATGCTGCTAAAGGATTAGTACAAGTATTTGAAATGGGCAAAGAAGAAAGAAATCGTAGAGGAATGTTAGGTCGTGAATGGGGTACAAGTGATGAAGCATTAATGACTGCTGAAAATATGGCTAAAAATATGGCTGATTGTATTGAAGCAACATTAGATAATTTTAAACCCCGCAAACCATACACATTTACAAAAGTAGAAGAATTACCAAAGAAAAAATTAAGACACAAATTAGTATATTAAGTTATGAAACAAAAACAATATGTAGTTATTAGTTGCCCTATAGACACATACAGTGGATATGGTTCACGATCACGTGATTTTGTAAAAGCCACTGTTGAAGCAAAAAAGGATGATTGGGATGTTTGGGTAATGCCACAACGATGGGGTGAAACACCTTGGGGATACATTCAAGACCATAAAGAAGAATGGGGATGGTTAGAACCAAAAATGTTGCCTTTTCAACAGCCTCTTACTCAAAAACCTGATGTTTGGATGCAAATTACAATTCCAAATGAATTTCAACCAATTGGAAACAATAACATTGGAGTAACAGCAGGTATTGAAACGACTCTTTGCCATCCTAGTTGGATTGATGGAATTAATCGTATGGATTTAACTTTGGTTAGTTCAGAACATGCTAAAAAAATATTTGAATTAACTCAAGCTGAAGAAAAAAATCCTAATGGACAAATCGTAAGAAAAATTCAATTACAAAAACCAGTTGAAGTCTTGTTTGAAGGTGTTGATTTAAATACATACTTTGAAATAAACAACGATGACCTACCAGAAACAGATTTAATCACGTCTCTCGACAACATTGACGAGAATTTTGCATTTTTATTTGTAGGACATTGGTTACAAGGTGAATTTGGTCAAGACAGAAAAAATGTTGGTCAAACTATTAAAATATTCTTAGAAACATTTAAAAATAAACATAATGCACCTGCTTTGGTTTTGAAAACAGCAGTCCACAACGGTAGTATTATGGATCGTACTGATGTTTTAAATAAGATTAATGCTATCAAAAATACTGTAAAAGCTAAAAAGTTACCTAACATTTATTTAATTCATGGAGAATTAGAAGAAGAAGACATGAATCATCTTTACAACCATCCTAAAGTAAAAGCAATGGTTAATTTTACTAAAGGTGAGGGTTTTGGTCGTCCTTTATTAGAATTTAGTGTGTTTAAAAAACCAATTATTGCTAGTGGATGGTCAGGACACATAGACTTCTTAAATCGTGAATTTGTTAGTTTAATTGAAGGTAGACTTCAACCAATTCATCAATCAGCTGTAGTAGAAAATATTCTAATCAAAGAAAGCAGTTGGTTTGAAATTGATCCGGTATCTGCATCACAGAAAATGGTTGATGTTTGGACTAATTATAAAAAATATGAAGTTGGATCTAAACGTCAGTCTCATTTTGTTAAGTCAACTTTTAGTTTTGAAAAAATGGTTGAAAAAGTGAGTGAATATTACAACAAATACGTAAAAGAAACCCCTAAATTAATATTACCAACATTACCTAAACTAACAAAAATTAATTAATATGGAAGATAAATTAGTAAAATGTGAACATTGTGGTAGTGACATGTGTTATGCTACTCAAATAAATGAAACTGCTTGGAGTTACAGCTGTATGGGTTGTGGGTTTAATGCTAATGATATTATAAAAGAAGGAGAATTTAATATAGAACAATTTGAAGAAATTTTTCCTGAACTTTATAAAGATCTTAAGTATGTAGATAGTGAAAAAAGAGTCTGGTATCCATTAGTAGTTCAAAATGAAAATGGAGTTGTTTTTGTTGATGGAAACAGTAAAGAAAATTGGGGTTGGGGTGCTATTAAAAATAGACCTTTAACTGAAGAAGAAAAACAAGTTTACATTAACGAAAATAAAGAAGTACCTCCTTATAAGTCAGATAGCAGTACTTTAGAACATTTCGGAAAAATGGGATTTTTGAAAGCTCTTAATTATCTTGAAGTTATATGATAAATTTTAGTTTTGCTATTACAGTTTGTAATGAAGCAAATGAATTAGAAAGACTACTAAATCAACTAAAAAGTTGTGTTATAGAGAATGATGAAATCATTATTCAAGTTGATAACACAAATACAACAGATGAAGTTTTTAAAGTAGTATCTAATTTTGAGGGTGTTTATAGTCCAGTAGTTTCTAGAAAAAAGAAAATCATAACTCCCGTTACTAAAGCATTTAGTGATTTGAACGATGATTTTTCTGCTTTCAAAAACAATATTAAAAAACATTGCACAAGAGACTACATATTTTTTATAGATGCTGATGAAGAAGTAAGTCAAGATCAAATTCATTTAATTCGAGAAATTGCAAACATGAATCCAGATTTTGACTGCTTTCTAGTTCCTAGAATCAATACAGTAGAAGGGTTAACTCAACAACATATTGAAAAATGGGGATGGAAAGTAGAAAATGGGAGAGTTAATTGGCCTGACTATCAATTTAGAATTTGTAAAAACGTTCCTGAAATTATTTGGGAAGGCAAGGTACATGAAAGACTTGTAGGCTATAAGAATGCCACTCCACTTCCAGCAGAAGATGTATTAGCATTAGGACATCATAAAACAATTCAAAAACAAGAACAACAAAATAATTTTTATGGCACAATCTAGTCCTTTAACTTTTTGTATTAGTACATACAATAATTTAGAGTATTTAAAATTAGCTGTTGAATCTGTTAGAAAAAACAGCTTTTATAAAAATGCTCCTTTTATTGTATATGCTGAAAATTGTAACGATGGAACTGATGAATGGCTAAATGATGCCAAAGACCAGTATAATCTTGAATGTTATGTAGAAAAAAATAATATTCCTAAAGGTATTGGTGGAGGAATGAATTTATGTGCTGATAAAGTAAAAACAAAATACATAATGTTTTTACACAGTGATTTTTATGTAGGTCATTTTTGGGATTTAGCTTGTATTGAAGAATTGGAAAAACACAGTATTCCTACTTGGGTATTCAGTCATAGAATAGAACCAGACATGTTTGGAAATGGATCAAGTAGACCAGGAACAATTATTGTTCCTAAAGATACTTTTGGCGCTTATTACCACGATTTAGACAAAGAAACTTTAGAAGATTGGATAGATAGTTTCACCAGTCAAAATAACTTTACTATTCCAAAAGCTGAAGGTGTAAGTGGACTAATTAAAAAAGCAGATTGGGATAAAATAGGGGGAAATGATTCACAATTTTCCCCTACATCTTGGGAAGACATGGATTTGTTTTTAAGAATGAAACAAGAAGGTTATCAATTCATTTTAACAAGTAAATCTATGGTTTGGCATTTTGGAGCTAGAGGATCACACAGATTAGAAGAAAATGGAAATAAGTCATCTCAAAGGCAAGTTATTGCTGAAAGAGACAATGCCATGAAATTTTACAATAAGTGGGGTGGAATGCCACTATTTGATGAGTATGGTATGATTAAATCAATTTCAAATGGATAATAAATACAAACATAAAATAATTTTATTATGTAAATCGTTTAATGGTGATTTAGAAAGAGCAAATGTTCTTTTTGAAAGTATTAAAAAACATAATAAAGACAATATTCCTTTTTACTTTCAAATTCCAAAGTCAGACTTAAAATTATTTCAAGATAAGATGGGAACTGATGGGTATGAAGTAGTATTTGATGAAGATTTAACAGACTTAGTAAATACCCAATCTCATTTTACTCAACAGCTTTATAAAATGGAATTTTATAAAACAAATATTGCTGAGTATTATTTTACCATAGATTCAGATATGTATTTTATTAGAGATTTTTACTCAACTGAATTCATTAATGAAAATGGGATACCATATGTTACAATGCATGAAAATAAAGCATTAAGAGAATATTCTTACAATATTAAAGGAAACAATATTATAAATGAATGGTGGGTTGGAGAAAGAAATAAAATTCCTGAATTATTTAGCCGTAAAGGGAAATTATATGATTATTCATGTTCAGCAATTTTGTACATTTCAGAAGTTTTTGAAACGTTGTATAAAGAATATTGTGAACCAAATAAACTTACTTTTTTAGATTTATTAAAGTTTCAAAGTTCTGAAAATACATGGTATGGTGAATGGATACTTTATAAAGAATTTAAGTTTTATCCTTGTGAACCTATGTTTAAAACGTTTCATTATCCATTTCAATATCAACTATCAAAACAATTGGGACATACAGAAGAAATGTTAAGTCAAGTTTATTTAGGAATTACAATGCAGTCAAATTGGGGATCACCTTTAAAATATGAATAATATGCAACTACATTTACACCAATCACCCGATCATATTAGTGATACTATACGATCTGGTAAATTTTATGAATATTTGATATTTCTTCAATTTGAACCAAATATTCCAAAATATGGAACATTTTTAGATATTGGAGCAAATATAGGAAACCATTCAATGATGTTTAGAGAACATTTTAATAACAAAATAATTTCATTTGAAGGTAATCCATTAAATTATGTGTTACTATATAAAAATACAACACAATTAGTAGACATTAAAAGTATATGTGTTGGATTAAGTAATAAATCAGGATTAACTGAATTTTGTTATGATTTTGAAAATTTTGGAGGTGGTGGTATTTTTCCTCATCTTGAAAATAAATTTAGCACCATACCAGTATATTTAACTACGTTAGATAGTTTTAAGTTTGATGATATAAGTTTTATAAAAATGGATGTGGAAAATCACGAAATGCAAGTAATTGAAGGAGCTTTAAATACTATTAAAATAAATAAACCTACTATTTGGATTGAAGATTTTTTCTATAATATTGATAAAACAAAATCACCTACTGAGTATCTTATTAATGAATTGAATTATAAATTAATTGACCAAAATGAAAGTAATTTTTTATTAAAATATGAATAATAAAATTCACCCCACTGCTATTATTGAATCTAATGTAAAAATAGGTTCAAACAACTATATAGGACCTTTCTGTTATATAACAGGAGATACTATTATTGGAGATAATAATCGTTTTGAGGCGTATTGTTCAATAGGAACATCTGCTGAACATAGAGATTATTTCAACACTACAGATGGTAAAACAGTAATAGGAAACAATAATGTTTTAAGAGAATTTACAACAGTTAATGCCGGAACAAAATCCCCTACAATCCTTCATAATAATATTGTTATGTTAAGAAATAGTCATGTTGGTCATGATAGTATAGTAGAAGACTTAGTAAATTTATCTTGTAATACTTTAATTGGTGGTCATTCTTATTTAATGACAGGATGTAATTTTGGGTTAGGAAGTATATGTCACCAGTTTAGTGTTATTGGTGCATTTTCAATGATTGGAATGGGAAGTATTATTACTAAGTCTTCTAAAATCATCCCAGGAAATGTTTATGTTGGATCACCAGTTAAATTATTAAAACAAAATATTGTTGGTTTAGAAAGAAATAATATAGATGAATCAAAATTAAATAAATTAATAGAAAAATATAATACGTTATGCCAGAAATAGTAAGAAGTATTTTTGAAGGTTATGTAAAAGAAACCTTTAATTTAGAAGACTGCATTGCAGTAAACAACGGAACAAGTGCTTTAATAGCACCTTTATGGTCAATGAATTTACAACATGGTGATGAGGTAATAACAACTCCATTTACGTTTATTGCTACGTCAAATGCAATTATTATTGCAGGAGGAACACCAGTTTTTGTTGACATTGATCCAACAACTCTACTGATTGATGTAAATAAAATTGAACAAGCCATAACTTCAAAAACAAAAGCAATTATGCCTGTTCATTTATATGGAAGAATTTGTGAAATGGATAAAATAAATGAAATTGCTAAAAAACATAATTTAATAGTAATTGAAGACACAAGCCAATCATTTGGAGCGCAAAACCAAGAAAACCAATATGCAGGAATGATGAGTGATTGCGGAACATTTAGTTTTTACAAAACAAAAAACATTTCAACATTTGAAGGTGGAATGATTTGTATTCCGAAAAATTCAAAATTAGATGCAAAGAAAATTAGAAGTATTTGTAATCAAGGACAAGATGGTAGATACAACCACGTTCATATTGGGTTTAATTTTAGATTAGCCGAACCATTGTGTTTAATGGCCTATGAACAAATGAAGTTACATATGACTGGAATAAAAGCAGAATTAGGATTAAGAGGTCCAAACCAAGGTCATTATCCAAACGTAGTATATGACCAACCAGCATATATTGAAAAAGGAATTACAGGTAACTGCCCTATTGCAGAAGAAATAGCAAGAAAAATTAAAAACAATGAAACAGTATAAAGTAGGTATTGTTGGGTGTGGAGTAATTTTACCCAGACATTTAGAAGCAATTGAAGCAAATAGTAACTTTGAATTAGTTGCTGTTTGTGATATTCAAAAAGATTTAGTAAAGAGTATAGCTAAAAAATTAAAAGTTAAAGCATATACTGATTTTGAAGAAATGATTTTAAGTAAAACAGTTGATTTTGTAACTATAGCAACCCCCAATTCACTCCATTATGATCAAGCACTATTTGCACTAAATAATAAATGTGATGTACTAGTAGAAAAACCAGTTGCTTTTACTAAAGAAGAAATAGAAGATATCATTAAAGTAGCTAACGATAACAATCAAAATGCTTACTGTGTTTTACAAGTAAGATTAAATCCAACAGTTCAATTATTAAAAGAAGTTTTAAAAGAAAACTTACTAGGAGACATTAGAGGTGTTAATTTTATTCAAAGATGGCAAAGACCATTAGAATATTTTACAGGATGGAGAGCTGAACCTAATATTGGTGGTGGAACCTTATATGAATGTGGAATTCATTATTTAGATGTATTACAATATGTTTTTGGAAAACCAGAAGTTGTTGGGAGTAAAACATATGAAGTAAAACATAATGTAGGAATTGAAGACACAATATATGCTATTTTCGATTTTGGTAATTATGGTGGTACTTGTGAAGTAACAATAGCCTCAGAACCTAAAAATTTAGAGTGTTCAATAAGTATTTTAGGATCAAACGGATACATTAAATTAGGAGGTAAGGCATTAAATATAATTGAATCAGCAGATTTTTTATCTCATGGATCTCAAATAAAATTTGGAGATTTAGAAAAATCTTATTATATTAATACTGAACCAAATAGTTATGGATCTTATCAAGGATCATGTCCAAACCATCCATTTGTTTACTCAAACTTAAATGAATTTAAAATGGAACAAACTAAAAATGTAATTTTATTAATAGATGAAATTTATCAAAAATCAAACATCCAATATAGAAAATAAACTATGAATATTGATCTTAAAGGAACAAAAATAGTAGAAATTCCATTCATGTTAGAACAACTAGATGGAGACACATCAAAAAGTATTCTTATTATTGGAGAATGTAAAGGTGGAACAGAAGGTATTAGTGAAAGTTTATTAGAATTAGGTTATAACAATGTAACTACAACAGACATTTTACCTACCGAACCAGACAGTTGGTTAAGACAAAATACTGATTGGAAACACATTCAAGCTGATTTTATTGAATTTGATGAAACAATAAAATATGATTACGTTATCAGCATTTCAGTATTTGAACATTTTGGATTTTGGTTTGCTGGAGACAGAATGTTTGATGGAAAGTTTGCTGAAGATGTTATTAGGTGGAATCACGATATTGTAGGAATAAAAAAAGCAGCTAATTTGTTAAAAGACAAAAACAGTAAATTAATCATTACTTTACCTGCTGGTCCATATATGAATTATGAAAAAAACGGTTACCCATTTTTAAGAGGTTATGATTGGAATCGACAACAATTAATTAAAACAATTATGAATGAAAAAGACTATTCATTAAATAATGAAAAATTCTATTATTCTGAAGATTTTATAAATTGGGATGAAGTAGACCGTAAATTTAACCACCCTGATTATTATGGGTATTACAACTCAATAACTCCAAATGTGATTTGGGGACTAACAATCCAACAACAATAATATGATTTCAATAGTTATACCATCTCACAATAATTTAAGACACTTAAAAAATGCTTACGAAAGCATTAAAAAACATGCACCTCAAGCTGAAATTATTCTTTATGATGATGCTTCAACAGATGGAACTTGGGGTTGGATGTTACAAACAGCTACATTAGATAGAAATTGTAAAATACTTAAAAGTGATGTGCGTGTAGGTCACACCGTATTATATGATAAAGGCATTAAAGCGGCTACAAATGAAATTGTAGGTATAATGCATGCTGATATGATTATGGGTCCTAACTATGTTGAAAACTGTATTAAACACTTAAAACCAGAAACTGTAGTATGTGGTACTAGAATTGAACCACCACTTCACCCTTCAGGACCTGAAAAAATTGTTCAAAACTTTGGTTTAGATTTTGATAGTTTGAACATTGGAGACTTTGAAGAGTTTGTAAATATTGTTCAATCTAAACATAAAGATCAAACAACAAATGGAATGTTTGCTCCGTGGGTAATCTATAAAAGTGACTTTGAACGAATAGGAGGACACGATTGGGGTTTTGCTCCATTTCCTTATGAAGACAGTGACATTTTCCAAAGATGGATTTTAGCAGGTTATAAGTTAATACAAAGTAGAGATGCATTTGTTTATCATTTGACTTGTAGAGGACACAGATGGACTGGTGAAATTGGAAAAAATGATGATTATTTTATTCAAGCTGAACAAAAAGCAAGACAATACTACATCAAGAAATGGGGAAGTTGGATTAAAAATGACGAATATCAGTATCCTATCTTAACGCCAGTCTATAAAAAGTGCGCGATAATACAAGACTATAAACCCAGCCCGGTAGACGATTGGTTTAGTGAAATTAACCCGCAAGATCCAAGTAGTTTCGACGTAATAGTTGAGTTAAATACGAATACATTTGCCGAAGAAGAATATCATGTTGTGGTAAACTTAAATCAAATAGTTCAAGAAACAAACGAAACAGGAAAATTCCAAGTAGGAAATCTTACAATTACTATTAACTCTCTTGCAGATCGCTCTAAGGAGTTAATATTTATAGACAACAATGATTAGTTTAACTAATATATTAAACGAAGTTTCAAACATTACTGGACCAGTTCGTTATTCAACTAAATTTGGTGGATACGATTGGTCCGTAAAATTTGACGTAAATAAAAACCCAACAAAAGTAGGTGTTCGAATGCAATTTTATCCTAAGGACAGTTCCCAATTGGACGGAACTCGGTTGAATGAAGTTGGAAACGATTTAGCAGCCTACTTACAAAGAAAATTCTCCAAGTACGATATTATAGTTGATCGTGACAAGGACTTCGAAGATAAGTTAACAGCAATAGGTTTTATTATTCCTTTAGATTCATTATCTCAATATATTATGAAAAATATTATTGGTGGTAATGTTCCTAAAGCAGAAGCAGGAGACGAAGATCTACCTGCCGGTCCAGATGAAAAATAGTTATGGGTTTACCAAAACACTTCACTAAACAACAAATTCTCAAAGCACAGCAAAACACCTTAAGCAACAGATCAGCTGCAAGGTATCTTAACTGTAGTTACAACACATATAAGATGTATGCTAAACAGTATACAGATGAAACTACAGGTCAAACACTTTTTGAAAAACACTTAAATCCGTCTGGAAAAAACATTCCTAAATTTTTACCTAATAAAGGTAAGAATCCACCATTAGAAGACATTTTAAGTGGTAAAATTCTTCCACATTCATTTTCAGCTGAAAAAATTAAAACTAGATTATTAACTGAATGTATATTAAAAAGTGAATGTTACAAGTGTGGTTTTCACGAACGTAGACCTAGTGACATGAGACAACCGTTTTTGTTGAACTTTAAAGACACCAATAAAAACAACTGGAGTAAAAATAATTTAGAAATTCTTTGCTATAACTGCTATTATTTAACTGTTGGAGACATATTTAGTGTCAAAGAACAACAACACATAGAGGACACTTATCACCCTACAGAAGCTAGTAAACCTACTTGGGATTTAGATGGTTGGCAGTTAGATCATTTCAAAGATTTAGGTTTAATAGATGATGAAGACAGTGACGAAAAGTACATTTCCCGAATGTAAGTTGGAAAACATAAGTCTCTTTATTATATTATATACTAATGAAAGCAATAAAAACAATTAAATTTAAATCACTTGATGAATTTCAATTGCAAATAATTAATTTCGATCAACCCGAATTAGTAAATTGCTTACTAGAAGCCATACAAAGAGGAATGGAAAAGGGAAATAAAAAAGTCAGTGTATGTGATGTTGAAATTGAAGAAGAAGAAGACATTTTTAGACTTTACACAGATCAAAGAGATTGGCCTACAGCATTGGAAAGTTGCATGAAAACTTTCATTAATATGGAAGAATATGAAAAATGTATAATTGTTCAAGAATTACAAAAAGAATATGAAATTAATAAATTGGTTACAGAGTCACAAACAACCCCTTCAACCTCAAGAAGAAAAACTACTAAAAAGTGATGAAATCTTTTTAGACACTATTGAATCATTAAAGGAAACTATTCGAATCCAAAATGAAACAATCAATAGTTTAATTGCTAAACCTCAAGCAATTGAAAAAGTTATTGAACATCCATTTAATGAACAATTAAAAGATCAAATTGAACAACTTACAAATGAAAAAGAAATTTTAGAAAATAGAATTCAAAAATTAAATAACAATGATGAATTAAAACGTATTAAGGAAGCATACGATAATTTATTAGTTTTTTGTTTTAAAAATTTAAATCCTACAACTCCGTTTGATCCAGCTCATGCTAAAGATTTTTGGGAAAATTTGGTAAAATAAAATTTTTTTATTATAATATATAAAAATAAGTTATGAAAATTAATAAAGAACAAGTACAAAGATTTGTAAGTAGATTTATGAGTGTAACTATTGTAGTTACTACTATGATTGCTGGATTTGGAATTGGATACTATTTCCATGAATTTAAAGTTAAACCTGCTGTACCTACAAACATTGATCTAGAAACAGCAAGTCCAGCTATTGATTACCAAGGTAATCTTTTGTTGGATGGTAAAAAATACAGTGATTCTACACTAAGAGTTATTACTCGTATGGGTGTAAAATATATTTATCAATGATGTTTTTAAAGGTTAGAGACGCTTTCATACTAGTAATATTAGCAGTCATCGCAGCTTTACTGTGGAGAATTGATACTAGTATGAGTCGTTTTGAGAAAAAACTTGAAATTGCTGAAGGAACTGTTTCATTTCAAATGTATGAGTCTATTGAACATTGGAGTGATAGTTTTGAAATTCCAAAACACATTGCATACAATATAGCTTACAAAGAAACTAGATATAGAGGTCCATTTGATTTTAACTATGAACACAGATTAGAATCAAGTGCGGGTGCTGTTGGTCCTATGCAAATCATTACAAAGTGGGCTCAAAAGTACTCAAGACGTAGAATAAGTGAACGTGAATTGAAAACAAATGTTGATTTAAACGTAAAAATCAGTATGCAAATGTTACATAAATGGCACAGTATTTATGGTGATTGGACAAAAGCATGTGGTGCTTATAACAGTGGCCAGCCAATTAAAAATGAATATGCTATTTACTGTGTTAATAACAAAGACTATAAAAACAAGTGGGTTGATTTAAATTAAGAATATGTATACATTTATTATTATATTTGCTGTTGCCTTGGCTGTGAGTTTGTATTTTGCTCTTAAGCCAAGTTCAACAAGTCCTGAAATTACTCCGAGTGAGTCAGTTTCAGAAGAACCCATTGCGGTTGAAAGCCCCACAGTAGTTGTGGAAAACGATTATGTTGAAGTAAAACCAACGAAAAAAACTAATCGTAAAAGAAATTATCGTAAAAAATCCTCAACTCCACCAAAAGCTAAACAAGCTAAAAATACAGGAGAATAAGGTTTATTTTCAGATTTATGAAGAGCTTGGCTTTTAGTCAAGCTTTTTTTATACTATATTAGTGAAAGAAGATAAAGAGTACAAAAAACAACGTCGTAAAGAACGTGCAAAACAAAAGGCTCTTGAACGTCAAGCAGATCAAATTCTTAAACGTGACGAAGAATTTCAAAAATTAAAAGAACAGGGTCATAAAATTGATGTTGAAAAATTTAAAAAACTTATATGAAATATGAAAGACACACAAGTGGTGAGGAATTTGATTCGATTTGGTATTATGATACAGACATTACTTCGAATGGTCCCGTTTCAGTAGTCCACAAATGGCATCGTACGTATAAACAAATTCAAGTAGAATTACAACAAAATAAGATAAATAAAAAACGAGAAAGAAATGAAGCTAAACAAACTGTATCAAAGAGCGGCAAACCAAAAAGTAAACACGTTTCAGGTAGAAACACAAGGTAACTTGTATCGCACTATTACTGGTTTTGAAGATGGTATAAAAACCAAAAGCGCATGGACTGAATGTTTTGGTAAAAATGTTGGAAAAACAAATGAAACAACTGATGTAGAACAGGCTCAAAAAGAAGCAGAAGCACTGCACCGTAAAAAATTAGAATTAGGATTTTTTGAAGACATCAACAACATTGACAACTCGACATTGTTTAAACCTATGTTGGCTTGTGATTACAATGACTATAAAGATAAAATTGAATACCCGGTATATGTTCAGCCAAAATTAGACGGTATTCGTTGTATAGTACGTAAAGATGGTATGTGGAGTCGGAATGGCAAGCCAATTATTTCAGCACCACACATTTTTGAAAATATGAAACACTTATTCGTTGAAGATTCTAACTTGATTGTCGATGGAGAGTTGTATATTCATTCAAACAATAATGACTTTAATACAATTTGTAGTTTAGTAAAGAAAACAAAACCTACAGAAAATGACTTAGCTGAGTCTGCTCGACTAATTGAATATTGGGTTTATGATGTTCCTTCTCACAATTCAACATTTGATCATCGTAAAGTTAGTCTTTATAGTTTTCATGGCATTGATAAAGTTAAAATGGTATTTACAGTAATAGTAAATAATGAAGAAAATTTAAAAGAACAATATGGAAATTATATGAGTCAAGGTTTTGAAGGACTAATGATTCGAGTTGGAAAAGGAGACTATGAAAACAAAAGAAGTAAAAACTTGTTGAAATATAAAGAATTCCATGACAGTGAATATACTATTTTAGAAGTACATGAAGGTAAAGGTCGTTTACAAGGTAAAGTAGGACAAATGTTGTTTAAAAATGAAGATGGAAAAGAATTTTACTCAACAGTTAATGGTAATGAAGAATACTTGACTGAACTTTGGGAACAAAAAGATCAATTAGTTGGACAACAGGCTACAATTAAGTACTTTGAATTGACAGTAGACAACGTGCCTCGTTTTCCTAAAGTAATATCAATAAGAAATTATGAATAAAGGAGCCGAGTTTTCACCGTGTAGAAAATACAGGTATAAACTATGGCGAATTTGGGATGATACTCTACCATTAGTAATGTTTATTGGTTTAAACCCATCTACAGCTGATGAAATAAATGACGATCATACAGTAAACAACGTAGGTAAAATAGCCAAATCAAATGGGTACGGTGGATTTTACATGATGAATAGTTTTCCATTTGTGTCAACTGATCCTAAACAACTTACTGACTTAACTAACAACGATATAAATGACATATCATTATTAGAAGTAAGTAATAAGTGTGAAGACATTGTATTTGCTTGGGGTTCATTTAAAATCATGAAGGAAACTAACAGAGATAAACAATTAATAAACATGTTTCCCAATAGTAAAGCATTAAAAATAAATAAAGATGGATCACCTAAACATCCACTTTATTGCAGTTCAAAATGTCCTTTGTTACAATATAAATAAAAGTTATGAATAAAAATTATGGTTATGCTTGCATTAATGAAACACTCAAAAAAGAAGGTGTTACAACAAATAGAAGTCTAAAGAAAGCAACTTTAGATAAAAAAGGTTTAGACTATTGTAGTGAACTTGCTGTTCAAAACATTAGAGACCTAGAAAAGTACTTACATTGGAATTTAGAAAATGATATTCTTGTGTTTCGAATGTCATCAAACATGATTCCATGGGGAAATAAAGTTGATTGGTTTAGTTTTAAAGATTTTAGTGAAATTAAAGACGTTTTAGCTCGTTGTGGTGAATTTGCTACAAAACACGGAATGAGACTTACAATGCATCCTGGTCAATATTGTATTCTTACTAGTCCACACCAACATGTTATTGACAATAGTGTAAGTGACTTACAAATGCACAGTGATATTATGGATTTGATGGGATTGAGTCGAACACATTACAACAAAATCAACATACATATGGGTGCAACGTATGGTGATAAAGAATCAGCTATTAAAACATTTCTAAAGAATTTCAACAAACTACCAGATGCAATTAAAAGTAGACTCACTATCGAAAACGACGACAAAGGAAATATGTACTCAACTAAAGAACTATTCGAAGGAATACATAAAAATGCGAACATACCAATCGTATTCGACTACCACCATCATAAGTTTTGTACAGGGGGTCAATCCGAAGAAGAAGCCCTTCGGTTGGCAGTATCAACGTGGGGTAACATTAAACCCATTGTTCACTATAGTGAATCTAAAGCCCTAAATGAAAGTTTAAAAGTTAAAATGCAAGCACACAGTGATTATTATTTAAACAAAGTTGAAACTTACGGTTTAGATTTAGACATCATGATGGAATGTAAAGCAAAAGAGCTAGCTGTCATGAAATACAAAAAAGATTTTTTGTAAAATTTGGCTTTTTTAAAAAGTTTTATTATATTATCAAAGTAAAAGGTTATGAAGAGGAAAAATATTCACACATTCGACAGTGAGTCAATTCAAACACTTAAAACAATGATTTTGAGTAGTGACAAGTCAGCCAATAAAATGGGAATTCAAATGTTAAAAAATGCAAACTTAAACGATGAAGAAACGTTGAATCAACTTCAATTGTTTAGTCAAGTAAACATTATGGATTGGTATGAAATGGACGCTGAAACAATGAAAAGTGTTTTAGATGTGTTTGTTGACTTAGAAAATAGAGGCTTCTTAGTTAAAGAACATAAAGTTGAGTTGAGTAAAACACTAGACGGCAATGACATTGTAAATTGGATGGATGTGCAAATTGCAGCTAAAATTGAAAAACAATTTATTGCTCGTAAAGTATTGGCTGAAGAATGGCTAAATGACAATTGTACCGACGAACGAAAAGAAGTTATTGAAATTAAGATCCATAAAATCAATCAATATGTAGCTGATTTGTTGGGCATTGAATATCAAATGAATGACTAAAAAGAGATATTGGACTCAGTTTGGTTATACTCCACAAGAAGCATTTGGTAGTTGGGTCGTCAAGAAAAGAAAAATAACAGCTCCATGGAGTAGCCAAACTAAGTACTACATGGAAGACATTGTAGAATGTAGCTCATTGTTTTTAGTAGATCATAGTATATTTTGGGGTACAAAAAAGCTTAAATGTACATTGTTTGTTGGCTCATCTAGGTATATTAAACCTAACATGGCACTAAAACATTATTTAGGATATTATTTTGATCATGAAATTCAAGACAAAGAAACAACAGCTATTGGAGATTAAAATGATGAGATGGTCACTTTATTTTATTGGTGATTCAATAAGAATAGTAAATTGGATGACAGCAAATAAAACACCATGAAATCACTAAAAAAACCATCTAGCATATTAGGTTATAATAATTGGAATGGTGTAGGAAGTTATTCTATGTGGGATTTTGTTCGTGAATTCAGTTATGAGGAGGAAGAGGACCCTTATTGGGATTTAAGAGAATGGTTATATGATTAATGTTAGAAAAGATCAATTAGAAGAATACTCAAGATGGAATCTTAAAGGTTATGGTTATGACATACCCAACACAATTATTTCATTTAGCGTTATTGCACCTGTAGATTGGATTGATTTATATGATTGGTTATATGAAATATATTAAAATTGATATTGATAAAATAAGACTTTACACTAGTTGGGATTCTTCAGTTAGTTGGGGTTGGGGGATGATATCAACAATTAAAATATTTAAAACAGGTTACAACGATAAAAAAACTCAAGCTATTCATAGATGGTTATATGATTAAAAAAATTATTACATACAGAAATTGGAATGGTACATATTATATCTATGATATGAGTCATTTTATTTTTGCATTTAAAGAAAACAGACCTAATTGGAAAATAAAAGTATGGTTATATGATGAATGAGTTAAGAATAAGTGATTTAGAAGAATATGAAAAGTTACATGTATAGTTATGTAAAGTGGAATAAAGGTCAAATATATGGATTTTACATGAAAAGTTTTACTTATGTCTTTAATAAAAAAGAACAAAATGATAATTGGACTTTATATACGTGGCTTTTTACTTAAATTTTATGAAACTAAATTTATATAGCATATTATTAATTCTTATATTTATAATTACTGTATCAATAACAAATAAAACAATTAAAAATCAATATGAAAAAACAACTAATGATTCTTCTTTTCACCCTATCGACAGTATTGGGTTTGAACGCAAAATGTGATTGGAGCACACTAAAACTCCAGCAATGGAATGAACGTAACTACTACAAGTGGCAAGTAAGTGGTGTTGGGATCGGTGATGACACTTGTGTTAGTTACCAAATGTCTATTTATAATTTCCAAACAGGAAAATCTCAAGTTCTTAAAGGTGGAAAAGATACTGGTGTTGGGTTTGAGTATTATCTTTATGAAAGGAATGGATTTGTGGAAGTATTATTTAATACTAGAGGTAAATACAAATTGTATGTAAAAGTATTAAATAAATGTAATAAATGTGATACAGCACTTTATAGTATGGTAGAACTAATCCAATTCCCAGGTGCCGGGTTAGGATGGGTTGTGAATCAAATTAATTGTAAAAAATATAAGTTTGAAATGAACTATATTAAAGGTATGTCAGTAAAAGACACTTGTATGGAATATTACATGGTATTCTACAAAGGGCCTTGGATGGATACAATGTCTCAAAAGGAATGGGATAACCTAACTGATTACCAAATTGGTATGGAATATGATTTTCCTGACGCAGACTTTTTAGGATATACTCAAACACGACTTGCTGAATTTACATTTAAAGACAGTGGACGTGTGTTGATGTATGCTCAGTGGTGGAATAAATGCTTGAGACAAGATACATTTATGTTCAGACGCTTGGATGTTTGTAAATCAAAACCTACATCAAATGTAGCTGTATTGACTCGTCCTGAACCTAAATTGGTTGCAATGTATGACATGATGGGTAGACCAGTAAACTATGTTCGTGAAAATGAAATTATGATTTATGTGTACAGTGATGGTTCAACTAAGAAAATAATTAAAAAATAATTTACAATAACCTATAAGGGAAACCGTTTCTTCTAATATTTATATTATATATGACTACATTAAAACAGCTGTTATTAGAAATTACTTGGAATGAATATGTCAAGGCTGTTAGAGGAAACGAGTTTAACCCATTGTCTAGTGAAGAACGTGTTTCTATAAGAAAACAAATAAACGATCCTAATGTAGATAATAAAACTAAAGAAGACTTAAAAAGACGAGTTATTTCAAGTTACTTACGTCTTATGCCTCTTTGGTTTAAAGAAGTAGGAGCAGCTAGTAATGGTGTTCCTGTAGATGATTTCATTAGTTATGCTAGTGAAGCTATGATTCGTGCTAGTAGAAAATTTGACTGGACTAAACCTAACGAATATGGAGCATACGCCAGAATGGCTATTAGAAATGCTACTATTAACTATGGTAAAGAACAAGTTAAAAGAAAAGCAATTTCATTAGACAAACCAATTGGAACTAGTAAAGAAGGAGATTCATTAACTGTAGCTGACGTTGTAGGTGAAATGGGAGCTCAAGAACGCATTGATAATGCAATGGACAACGAAGTGTTTCAAAGACGATTAAAACAATTAGAAACAGGAATTAAAAACCCAGTCCACAAATATGCTTTAAAATGGACAACAGATCCTCGATATCAAGAATTGACGGCAGCTGAAGTAGGTAGCATTATAGGACAAATAACAGGTAAAGTGCCCACAGTTCAAGGCTTAAATGGAATCAGAGCTAAATTTAGAACTGAAATTTTACCTAAGTTAATGAAGGGAATTTGATAATAATAAAATTTATGAGAGATATTATAATTACAACACTAGTATTAGTGTTTGGAGGAGCAGTTATTTACACATCAATTCTAGCAAGTCAACTTCCACTTAGTGTGTCGCCAGCTTTTATTGCTGTTGACACAGTAAAACCAAATGTTACAGACACACCAAAAGTGATTCCTGTAACTTTAACCTCTGTAAGAGGTAAAAAAGCTTTATTTATTGGTGATTCACATACGGCTGCAGATTATGGATGGCAACATCAGGTTTGTAAACAAACAGGAATGACTTACTTAAACACAGCTGTTGGTGGACAACAAACAACTTGGATGGTTGGAGTTGCTAAAG